GGGGGGTGGGTGAGGGGGCGCCTAGCACACCGCAGAAAAGGGGCCAGAATCAGCGCCAGCGAGAACCGCAGAAACCCCACCCAACGCGAATCTTTGTTGGTTCCCCCCTACGCTCGCTCCCGCTAGGGCGGTCGCTCGCTACCCCCCTCCAAGGGGGTAGCGGTTCGGGAACATCGAGTTCCCTCACCGCTGGGTTCGGGGTTCTAGCTTCACCCCTCTAACGTTCACTTCGTTCACTAGCCCACTTCGTGGGCTTAGAGGGGTTCGCTAGAACCCCTCACCCTATACGTCCGTGAGAAAAAATTGATCTGTCTCACGGTCAAAGGTAAAATCTTTTGTGAACTTGTGAAACACCCTCTGACCTGCGGAAATACACCATGTGACGTTCGTCACATGGTGGTCGATGACCAGAAAAGACCCCCATGACGACCGCCAGCGGCTCACCAATTAGCCGCGATTTTGTGGCGGGAGTCATGGGGGGGTTGGGGGACCCCCGGTTAAAAACCGGGGGTCATTATACCATGTTACCGACGGGTAGTCAAGACCCGTGACCGGAAACGGTCACAGAAACTTTCGGTCAGGACCGAAACGAAACGGTCCCGACCGAAAGTCGGTACCCCGGAGAGTCAAAATTCTCGACAAATCCGATACGCGGCGCCGTTATCCGTCGCCGCGTTTTCTCTCCCCTCTCCCCTCGCGACGCGCATACGCGCGTCGCTTTCCCCTCTCCCCAACGCGCCGCTTCCGTTGCGGCCGAAAGCCACACACAAACCATCCCACCAACGCGCTCTCAGAGCCTTCTCTGTCATCGCCACTCGCGGCGCGCACCGCGCCGCGTTTGCCCAGGTCACAGCCATGCTGTCTCACTATGTGAGAAGTTTCATCGCGATGGTTGCATCCTGATGGCGACTCCGCCATGATGTAACCAACCCGCGAGGGAAACCCCCGCAAGGGCCGCGTAGCGGCCACGGTGGCGGACCCTCGGAGCGGATATGAAGTTTGACAACTCCACAGTGGAGCCGTGGCCATAGAGAGCGTGCGTGGCCACGTGTGCGGGAGTCTCACCCAGCGTTGCTAGCGTCACTGAGGCGCCGACCAATGGCGCGGTCAACCTAAGGCAGAGTGCCTTTCTCGGCGTATCCGCTGGCCCGCCGCGTGGCCCCTGCCTAGGCTCGCCATCCTGCCGCGGATGGGGAGTGTAGGTAGGGCAAGTGCACGCACGGAATGGGAGAGTAGGAATGGCGATTGTTGGTGACCCGATCACTGGCGCCCGAACCGAGTTTGCCACGCTCCGGGAGGCTCACGAAGTGGCCCGCACCCGTTCACTGGGCAATGGACCACAAATTATCCGGGACGATGATGGTGAGGTTCTGGACGTCTATGTGAGCGGCGAACGCCACAGTGTGTGGCCAATGCTGGCCGGCCACAATGCATGGCGGGTAACCGTGTCCGGTCCGCTTTGCTACCGCCATCTTGGTTGGGTAGAGAGCACCGGTGAGCGATCTTTCCAATGGGAGACGGCCAGCGGCGGTTGGGGCCAACTCCGCCGCTTTTATGACGCGGTTTACCGCGTTGTGCAGGACGCGGCACGTGAGGCCAATCTAGGGTGCGACTGCTAGGCGCGCATGGTGACGGCCAGGATATCCGGCCTGGCCGTTGCCACGCCTGCCTAGGCGGGCGAGACCGAACGGAATGGGAGAAAATCATGGCCACTTGGTACTGGGAGACCCCGGAAAAGATTACCGCCGTTGAATGGTGTATCCCCTACAGGACGGAACGGGGAGTCTGGCGGTCCGATCGCGGGATCGGACTTGTCGTAGGGGAGACGCGGATTCCGGATAACGGACCGGTCTACCTGATGATCGGGGGACCGTACGTTAAGCATATCCGTTACTTGCGGCCTGACCAGGTTAAGCCTATGGCAGATGAAAAGCGCCTGGCGCATGGCCTGTTCTACCCTCACGAAGTCACGGCCTAGACACTAGGCGCGCATGGTGGTGACCATGCTCCGGCATGGTCACTGCCACGCCTGCCTAGGGCAGGCAGGACGGGAGAGACCATGCGTGGGTTTCTGGCATTCGCCTACGCGACGTTGCTAGTGGCCACCGTCTATCTAGCATGGTGGGTAATACCAAGCGCGTGTACGGCCACATGGTACGTGCAACCGTAGGCACGATGAATGGGAGGTATGGTCATGGATCCTGACGTCACCCTGCGGGAACTTCGCGGAGCGATTCACACATTTAAGTCACTCCCGGAAAGCGCTACGGAAGCTAGGGCGGCCGTCGCAGAAGACATCGCTGAATTCGCGGAGGCGCTTGACGAATGGCTAGCCAAGGGTGGACACCTGCCATATGCCTGGGCTAGGGAGAGCGCAGAGTGAGTCGCCTTGGTGGGGACCGGCATGATCCGGTCCCCGTCATGGGGACTCACGTTCCCCAATCCCACCTGGAATTGGGAGGTATGGCCATGCGTATTAAGACTGAGTATCTGCCCGCTACCGACACCAAGGGTGCGCGTATCCGCGTCTACGGGGGCGGCGAGCAGGCCACATACGCCTATGACTATGGGTCCAGCAATCCTCACCGTGACGCGGCCGAGCGTTTTGCCGGCCGCCCGGTCAGCTATGTGAGCGAGGCCCAGCGAGGCTACGTCTACGAAACGACAGAGTGAGTCGCCTTTGTCACGCTCACCGCCGCGTGAGCGTGGCCATGGGGACTCACCCCAAACTGGAAATGGGAGGTAGGGACAATGCGCCGTACTGTGGCTATTGGCGACGTTGTGACTGTGGAGCTTCCATGGTCCGAGGTTTGCATGCACATGAGGGTTGCCGGAAAGCGCATGAACGTGCAGGTGCTATCGCACCGTAGCGCCCAGCTATTGAATGACGACGGAACGCCATTCTCATTCCCCATCCTGGCGGTGGAGGCGGGCATCTACCAAGACAAGGACGGCCTATTCGTGGTTGACGCCTAGCGCTCAGTTTGGCGGCCTTATGCATGGCCGGTCTCTCTGACTGGCCATGCATTGGGCAATCAAACCGGGAAGGTGAGAAATGGTCGCGTCGGTGAGCGATCTGAGGGTTGGCGACCGTATCAATGTGACGGTCGATGGCCGCACCTATGAGATGACCGTATGGCGAATCTACAATGACCCTAGCCTAGGTTGGGCGAATTCGCTAACCGCGTTGGCGCACATCCGCCCGGGCGGATATGGGGTCAGCCTACGAAATGACAATCTGGGAAAGTACGCAGTGACGCGCGTGCGTGAGTCACGCTAGGACCCACCGGGAATGGAGAGGGAAGTCATGCGCACTAGCTACGTGCACGCTACCGACATCGTCGGATACGTCTTCCGGGCCGACACTTACTGCCAGGGATGTATCGGTGACGTGGTGACGTCGGATCCGCGGTACGACGGATGGAAGGTCGCACCCGCAATCCGCATGTCGGCCGAGGAAAACCTAGACGAGATCGCGGCGGCCTTTGGGATCAACCGGCAGGATGAAGGGGCGTTTGACTCTGGCGACTTCCCGAAGGTGGTCTTCGCTAGCCAGTTGGAGGGTGGCGAGTACTGCGCCGCGTGCTTCCGGGACTTGCTAGATGAGTGCTAGCGCTCAGCGTGGCGGCCGGACGGTAGGCCGGCCGTCGCCCTGTCCGCTAGGACGCAACAGGAACGGAGAGAAGGTCATGGCAAACGATGACATGGTGAAGGTCTGCGTTACGTGGACTGAGACGCGCCGCTACACCGCGACTGTGGCGGTCCCGCGCAGCGCGTACGAGAGGGACCCCCACCTCGCAGTTGAAAAGGCGGTAGACCGCGCCCAAGACCAGTATTTGTTGGGCACGTGGAATCGGACGATCGAGGAAACGCAAGCCATGCCATGGAAGGATCTGCACCGATTCCAGAAAGGAACTCGTGTTCGGGTCGTGAAGCCCGTGAATGGCTACGACGGAAACGCTACAGGGAAAGTGCTTCGAGTTGAGCGAGACGACGTGCGTCTGTTTCCGATCGCCGTCTACCTGGACCTGTCCGAGGATATTGTGGCGAAATTCCAGGACATGATGGGGGATCCCAGAGTTGGCTTCTACCAGCCTAGCCAACTAGAGATCATTGAAGGGTAGGCCTCTAGCGGTCAGCATGGGGCCGGGCACGGTCCCGGCCCCGTCCTGTCCGCTAGGACACACCGGGAATAGAGGGAGAGATCAATGGACGCTGCGAAGGTTCGTGGCCTGACCCTTGGCCAGATTGACGCAATCACCGGACTGGGCATTGAGGAGGATATTGAAACCAAGCTGGGGCGCCAGATCCTTGAAAGCGTTCGTGACCAGGTGGCCGAAGCGATCGAGGCGGGAATGCTGACAGATCCGGCTAGGCGCGCTGAGGCTATCCATGAGCTTGCCGACGGCCTGATCCCCGCCTACTTCCGCAAGCAGGCGCAGGAGTACGCGCTTATCGCGGCGGCCTGGCATCAAGACCTACAAGAGGTGGAGATGGACGCGAGCGCCTTTCAGTTCGGTAACCACGAGTACGCCACGGTCTACGCCCACGATGCGGTTGCGGTGGCCCTGTACGGCGCCTACCGAGACGCCGTGCGGGCGCTTGTGGAGTGGCTAGAGGCGGAGGAGGAGGAGGAGGGCGTGGACGACTAGGCTCTAGCGTACCTGGTGGTCCAGCCTTGGGGCCAGCGCAGACTGGCCCCATCACTGGGTCACTAGGGGCCCTTCCACAAGGGGGCAACTGGAAGGCCAAGTGGATCGTCATGGAACAGGTTGGGAAAGAGCGGTGATGGAGGAGCGATGAACAAAGTCGCTGATATTCGGCAGTACGGGGAGAAGGGCTATGAGTGGGTCGTCCGCTACCCGGGTGGTCACGAGATGAGCTTCCGAACCAACGAAGACGGCGAGGGGCTTTGGGGTGCGGCAGGGTTCCCCTGGTTCCCACTTCGCACCTATGACGAGTTTCGGGCGCACTTTGAGAACCTGGATCTGGCCAGGAAATGGCTTGACAAGGTTCACAGCGACCGCCGGAACGTCGTCTGGGTCAGCGAAGACAGGAGCAACGAGATCAGGGAGGTGCTGAGCGGCAGGAATCCCGTCTGGTCGCTGTGGATCAGCGAGGAGGAATACGCGCTGTTCGACGTGCCCCAGTTCGGCCCGGTGGGCCGGATCTCCAATCCACGCACCACCCAGCACTTTTTCTACCGCGATCTAGCGGAAGGCCGTGATCACCTCCTTCAGGAGGTGGGTAGCCTGCTGTGGAGCACCACGGACGATACCCCGATCATGCTTACGCCAGCTCTCGGCGCCGTCACGGCGAAAGGTGGTGACGACTGGTATGTGGTGTACCGCTACGGGGATGTCTACGCCTTTACCCTGTGCGCCGACATGGACGAGGCGCACGAGATGGTCAGCAATTGGATGAAGGGGGAGGCGGGCGACGACTAGCGCTCCAGCCTGGCCCACGTCTTGCACGTGGGCCTCACTGGACCACTAGCCAACAACCAGGAATGAGAGGAAACCAATGACCGAATCGAAGGATCTCGAAAACATCCGTGCCGACCGGCTGAAGGTCACCTACGTAACCGAGCTGGAGCCGGACGCCCTCTACATCCACTACACAGGGGATGGCTTCGCACAACAGGTGGGCGTTTTCCTGGACCTGGCAACCGGGGACCTTACGATTGAGACCGACCCGATCCCCGGGGGGAGCAAGGTCTACGGCGAGTACGAGAATGTTGTGCTCCGCTGGCCCGTGCCAACCATCCCGACGGCGAAGACGGCGAACGAAATTCTGGATGCCGTTGCCCCGATCGCTCGCCGCATTCTCTCTGGGGCCAAAGTCCATTGGGAGAACGGGACCCGCTACGGGTACCTGGACGCTGATGGCGAGCGCGCCCGGGGGGAGGCCCAGCAGGCGATCGATCGCATTGCTGAGGACGGTGGGCGGGTCGTCGAGACGGATGCGGCGGACTATCTCCACTACTGCACCGTCGACGAATTGGGGATCACCGCGGACACGACCGATGAGGAGTTGGAGAGGATCGCCGCCGAGCAGGCCGAGGAGGCGAAGTCGAATCCTTTCGTGTGTCAAATCCTCTTCGGTTGCAAAGACTACCTGACCGAGCTTCGCGATGAATTGCGGGTAGCCCGCAGCTTGCAGTAGGAATCAACCGCCACGGCGCCCTCGGGGAACCGCCCCGGGGGCGCCGTTCTGATTGGAGGAGCTATGTGCGAGTACGGATTCCATTGCCCCGACCCTGACACCTGCGACAACACCACGCCACCGGAGCCGACGTCGGAGCGGTACTACGCCTGGTGGGGTGGGCGAGTCATTGAACTCGTACCCGGGTCTGCTGAGTATCAGGACTGCCCGGCATGCGATGACGAGTGGCAGGGAGGCTCCCTCGACACGGTGGCTGTACACCTTAACGATGATCACAAGTGGAAGCGAGAGCAGATCGCAGATTGGCTTGACACCTTGCCGATTGACCTTCGGGTCGTCGCCCCAAGCGGGGAAAAGCAGTCCATCACCCTGGCGGACTTGATTCGCGAGGGCTGCGAGGACACCAGGCAATGCTTCGGCAGGTACGGGAATGTCGAAGAGACGTGCGCCCTGGGCGCCGCCTTGCACGCGGCAAACAAGCGCGGGTGGCTGGAGCCATGAGATGGATCGGGCGTCGGCTGCACCGGATCGGCCTCTGCGTCTGCCCAGACTGCCGGCGCCCGCTCGATAGGCGGGAACGCCGCCGCAGGAAGCGGCGGGACCGGCAGCGCTGGCGCAGGGAAATCGCTACCGAGAATGGCTAGGAAACGGGCAGGCCCCCGGACGGGCCGGGGGCCTGCAATCTCACCGGGAAGGAGAGATCGTGAGCGAGTCTATCACACCTGAACGGTACATCGTCGAGCTGGACTTAGGGCCTGGTAACTACCAGTGGCAGGTCACAGACACGCTGACGGGGCAACCAGTCAGCCACCACTACACGGAACGGGAGGCGGTGAGCACCGCGCTGACGTTGAATGGGAGGGAGGCGAGGCGTGGCGAGGCCGCGCCCCACTGAGGTACGTGCCGTGGCAGCGCTCCTCCAGGAGCCTGCCGAGGACGCCGAGGAGCTTGCCGGTCGGATCATCCAGGCCCTGGAGGACCTGCGGTCCGACCGGCCCTCCTGGGCGGTGGTTGTGGCCACCGGAGACGGGCGGCTGATGTACGCCTACGGGCCATTCGGCACCCAGAAACAAGCCGAGACCGCGGTGGCCAAAGGCAAGGTCCCACTGATCGAGGGGCAACGTTTCGGAATCTGCAAGCTCTGGCCCGAGCGACACGCTGAGAAGGCGGTCGAGGCGGCTGACGAGCCGGTCAGGATGCCCGAGCTGCCGCCGGCTCACCAGAAGGCGGTGGAGGAGTCCGCGAGACGCGCCAAGCGACGCGGGAGGGCCGCGTGACGGCCCCGAGGCGGTTTTACACACCAACGGAGATGGCGGAGCGCGTGCGGGAGGCCAAGGAGGTGGCCTCCCGCCGCATCGAAGAGCGATTTCGGAAGGACCTGGTCAGGTTCTGCCGAGCCAAAATGCAGGACTGTGAGAAGTTCCTTTCGACACGGGGGAATCGTTCACCTTACGCGCCAGTAATTGAGGGCCGCTTGGCGGCCTTCGGCGCGGTCATGGAGTATCTACGGAACACCGGGAAGGTAGAAGCACAAAGCGATGTTTCAAGAGATCGTCGCTGCGCTTAAAGGCGCGCCCCCGTGCACCGATTATGACCCTGAGTTGTTTTTTTCCGAGAACCCTGAAGACCTGAAGGAGGCTATCGCGGTCTGCCAGGACTGCCCGCTGAGGCGGGAGTGCTACCGGGGCGCCCGTCGACGCCGCGAGTGGGGCGTCTGGGGCGGGGTCTTCCTGAAGTTTGGCCGGCCTGTGCCGCTGACAGCGGCTGGGCAGCGAGCCGGGGAGGTCGCATGAGCACTGAGGGAGCGCAGGTCCGGTCGGATTCGTGGGTGACCCGCGGGTCTGCTGTCCAGCAGCCGGCCTAACTCCGTCGCGAAGCCCCGAGGTGGGGGTCCTCGGGGCTTCATTTGGCTTGACAAAAGCAACTTCCAATGCTACTATTCGGGGGAATGACCTGGGGCGTAAGCCCTACCTCCCATTCCAGTGCCTTACAGATGCTCCCAGGTCAGGCCCAGCGGAAGCCCCCGTCCACCCCACCCCCCGACGGGGGCTTCCTGCGTTAGGGAGGACTGCCAATGGACTACGTCGATGGTTTCGCGATCGTCCTCATGACCTGGGTCTTCATGATCATCCTGGGGGCGTTCTGCCACTGGGTACTCGGCAAGCCCGACAAGGGCGAGGGCGCTTGACAAGAAGCGGTATCCTTTAGGTATCACGACACCCCCACCTTCGGGTGGGGGTGTTTTCCTGTTGACAGGACGTGCTATCCTGTAGGTATTCCTCACCAGGTCAGCAATGGCCTGGCCCTGACGGCCCCGCTTCGGCGGGGTCGTTTTTGTGTCTCTAGACGAACCCGCAGCCGCCTGCTATGATGCTCCGCATCATCGACCCTGCGAGGGGTCGCAGCGTTGCGGGCATCGCTTGCAACGTCCCCACTGTGGGGGTGACCCGAGAGGGTTCCGCAACACCTCCCCACACTAGTGGGGGCCTTATCGCCCCTTCGAGGGGACTAGACGACCGAGCCCCAGCCGTATGGCTGGGGCTTCGTCTTACTCGTCGTCATACTGTTTAGCAATCGTCGCTAGGTCAGAGGCTCTGCGGTGCCTCCGCGGAATCGGCGACGGGTCATCCACCCGATCCACCTCGGGACGCTCGCCACCCAACTGCTCCTGGAGGCGCCGCAGGGCACCCTCCACCCACCGGTAGGTGGTTGCCTTGCTCACCCCATACCAGCGGGCCAACTCCTGGGCGGACAAGCCCATGCGGTACCGCTGGAACAGTAGCCGGCGGTCAGGCTCAGACAGCCTGGAGAAAGCCCTAGAGACGTCCGCCAGGGTGGCCACCCAGTTGCCCCCTACGGCCGGATCTCCGCCGCCAGAGCGCCCCTCCAGGCCGTCCTGGAGGGGCTTGTGCCAAGCCGCAGGGTCAAGCATCGCCTCCACGAGCACGGCCAGCTCCCTGGTGGTGTACCAGTAGAGGTCGTCAACGCTGTACCCGGCCCGGGCCGCCTTCTCCTTCTCAGCCCAGGCGCGCACCGCCTGCCTCATCAGCCAGACGGTCAGCGCCTCGTTGCCCTCGTCGGCCAACTCGGCAACCTTCTTGGGGCGGGACAGCGCCCACGCCCAGCACTCCTGAGCTAGATCCGCTCGATCCAGCATCGGATACTTGCCCTTGAGGTGGTTCGCCACCTGCGCCACGAGCGGCGTCAGGAACTCAATGTCCTCCTCCCTCAGGCTCACCGGAAACCACCCAACCCTTCGCGGGGGACCGCCTGGACGGTCACGCGGTCCCCGTTGCGAAACACCAAGCCAAACCCCTGCTGCCAGTCCGCGGAACCGGCCTTCAGGTAGCTGGCCTTGCGTACATCCATGGCGTGACCAACCTCCACGCCCCAGTAGGTGGTCAGCTCACCGTTCACGCCCACGCTGTGGGGGATGAGCCCCAACCTGTGGGTGTGACCACAGACCACGCTCTTGCCCCACTTGGCCGCGAGGTTGGCGGCCGTGCGGCCGGCGATCCGTGACAGGCTGCCCTCATCCCCGTGGGCCAGCATCCAGCCAGGAGCGAACTCCCACGGCTGCCGGTGGTAGATAATCCCCAGCTTGTCGTAGCCAAGCAGAACCTCAGTCTGCACTTCCCGCAGGCCCGCGATCGCGGGCGCGTAATCCTTGACGTACTTCTCTAGCCGGTCTGTGTGGTTGGACCGGCTCACGTGGAACTCCCTGGTCCGCGGGATGGCGGCCCGAAAACGGGCCATCACCTCCCGCGTCATGTCAATGTGCTCCTGTAGCGTTCCCTCGAACTCGCCAGCCTTGCCCTTGCAGTAGCGGGACGTCTGAGGCTGGTCGATCTCATCGCCAACGTGGAGCAAACCCCTGTTGGGCTTCGCCCACTTGATGTACTCCACCAGCTCATCCAGAAACCCCTCGTCATGAAAAGGGACCTGGAAGTCTGGGAGTACAACCCACTCAAGCGCCATCCTCTTCGACCTTCACCACAATCTCGCCACTCGTGCGATCAATACGCACAACCCTGAACCCGTGGTCCTGGAGCCAACGCCCAATCTCGATCAGTTCGAGGTCATCCATTGCTCCGCTCGGCTCGGGCCAGCACCTCAGCGATCCTCGGTGGCTCGTAGTTCGGCCCTTCGAGGACCTTTCCACGCTCGTCATAGATCGGCTTCCCGTCCGCCCCGAGCTTGGTCATATTGGAGCGGTGCACCTCGGCGATCACATCGTCCAGCGGGATGCCGTAGACGAGGGCGGTGCCGTAGATGTCGTACACCATGTCTGCGAGGGCGTTCGCGATCTTCTCCAGCGAGAAGCCATAAGACGCGGCCTCGTACTCGAAGAACTCCTCATCGAGGAGTCGGCGGCGAAACTCCGCATGCTCCCAGAGCGGCAGGCGCGGCTCATCGCTGATCGGGAGTCCGAATGTCTCGTGGAACTCCCGCACCATGTCCATGACGCTCACTCTGGCCACCTCCCGTCAATCACCAGCAGCCCGATGGCTGCGTAGTTCATCAGATCCATGAATGAGTCCCGCAGAGACTCGTTCTCAGGCTCGGCGCCCTTGTCGATCAGGTTGTTGATGCGGGCGAGCTTGTCCCACATGCGCACCCGCAGCCCGTTGAGCGGGCCGCCGGGCGACCGGCCGATGTTGTGCGGGCCATAGTCCCGGTGCTTCCTCAGGAGCAGCTCCCGCGCCTCCTTGAACACCGCTGCGACTGCTGACTCGAACTCGTCGCCACTATCGATCATCCGATTCTCGTGGTCATCAAACGGGTGGTTGATGAGTACCTTCCTCAGTTCGTCGTCGCGAACAGGGACTCCGTAGAAGGTGAATGTTGGCTCCAGCTCTATGGAGATCAAAGGGACCCAGCTCTTGGTGCCCCCTTCCCACTCCACCATGTAGGGGGTGAGGTCCTGGGGGTCGTCCGAGACCGCAACAATGCGGCCGAAGTGATCGGCTGTGCGGCGGCGGACGCGATCCCCAACCTTGAAGGTGCGCCTCAGTCGATCACCCGAGACCCACTCTGTCCGCCCGGTGTGCCATTTGACTGAATACAGCGAATTTTTTCCGCGGAAGATGACGTCGGCGACCACCCCAATCCTGAAAATCTGCTTGTCGATGACTCGATCGCCGACCTCGTGATCGAGCCCGGCGTTCTCAAGCTCCTCGGGAGCACACCGCACCGGTTCAGAGCTACCCTCCCACTTGACGACGTAGGAGCTTCCTAAATGGTTCGAGAGGGTAAGCTCTTCGATCACACCGAGGCGGCTAGTCGCCTTATCGCGAACGACCTGACCAAGCTTGAACTCCCTCTTGCTGCCCTGCTGCTCACTCATCGAACCCCCGGGCTTCGTCTAGAAGCTCCTCCACAGCGTCAAGGGCGGGCTTGAAATCCTTCCAAGCCTCTTCGAGACGCCCCCACGCTGTCTTGAGAGGGCCGTCTACGAGATCCTCGGCTGTGAGCCCATACTCCAGGGCCTCGATAACGTCACCCTCCCACTCAACCTTGTCGGCGAACTCCTCCGGGGTCATCTTCTCAGCCATCGAGTCCCAGCCTTTCCCTCACGTACTCCGGTCCTTCTTCCAGGAACGCCTCGTTCACATCACCGATACCGAGGTCGACGATCACACCATTCGGCAACTCGGACCTCAGCTTTTCGGCCGCAACGCGGCCGGCACCATCTTCAACAATCTCGCCCTCGTCTCTCTTCCAAAAGTCCATGACGATGAAGACTGTTTCGTAGTCCTCGAAGAGCCGCTTGAAGTGCGGTTTCCAGTTGCTCACACCGGGCAGCCCCACCGCGGGGACATCGCACAGGGCCGTCATGACGAGGGCGTCAAGCTCGCCCTCACAGAGGGCGATGTAAGGCTCACCCAGGTGCAGGTTTTCCACCCCGTAGAGGCGCGTCCTGGAGCCTGGCGGCTGCCAGTATTTACCTTTGCGGTCGTCCAGGTAACGGAACCGCATCCCCACCACGCCGCTGGGGGTGACGTACGGGATCGCCAGGGCGCCCTGCGCCTGCTCGTGCCCCACCTCCGGCTCGTCAACGTAGCCAAGGCGGAACGTACGGGCGACGTCGGCGGGGATTCCCCTGTCCTCCAGCCACGAGATAGCCGGGGAGTCCTCCAGTGCCTCCGCGTACCTCTTCGTAGCCTTGTCCAGTGATCTCCGCTGCTCGTCGGACAGCCTCTCGAAATGCAACTCCCTCGACCTCCATGATCAGGGTGTAGACGTCGCCGCCTTTGCCGCACACAAAACACTTCCAGAGGCCTTTGGCCTCGTTCAGGGAGACGCTGGGAATACGATCCTCGTGGTCGGGAAGAATGCACCTGGCTTTCCGGCCCCGCGGGGGTTCACCTCCCAGCGCCTCCCACACCTCCAGCAGACTCGGTTTGTCGCCCATAGCTAGACGAAGAACCGGAAGGTCTCCATTTTTACTCCTCCTCGTCTACGGTCCCCCACTTCGCCCAACAGTCAAAGCACAGCTCTACCCCGTTGATCTTTCGGAAAGGCTCTGCTGTCCCGCCGCAGCTTTCGCACTGCTGAGCCGTAGCGTTCGCGGATTCCCCGGACACGTGCCGCAGAAACTCCGCTAGGGACATGTCGATGCTGGTGTTGTGGGCCTTGCCGCCCTCGTCCTCCCACTTAACCTCAATGACGATCGACCGAGACAGGCACGTCTCGCACCCAAACTCGTAGATGTCCTCATTGAAGTCGACCACACGGGCGAGCGACGTATACCCCTCACGCTCGCGAAGGTACTCTGCAAGGTCGGCCTTCAACTGCTCCAGGGTGTTCACTAGCCCTCCCTACCGGTAGAAGGGGATAAGCATCCCCAGCTCGATTACCTTGTCGTGGTCCCAGCGGTCCTCCGCGGTTCCCGCGTCGTACTCCCGCAGGAACTCCTCAGCGCCGATACCTAGGAGCTTCCGGCATCGCTTATCGAGGAGGGCCTTGCCCTGCTCCTCGGTTAGTTCGACAGCCTCAACACTGTCACTCATCGAGGTACAGCTCTCTTAACCTTCCGAAGCTCGGCGGGGTCGACCTCGATGCCGAACCACCGGCGCATCCACTCGGCCTCCTGCTCAGGAGTCATGGTGAACGGGTTGTTCCAGTACTCGCGAGCCCTCGCCCTGGCCTTCTCCCTCCAGCCAGGCTCGGATGGGCGCGTGTGGAGCCCCTCCAGATCCCACGAGTCGCCGCAGGCGAGGCATGTCATCCACGGAGCTACGTACGGATTCTCTGGAGTCACATCCACCACGCGGCGCCGCCGCTTGCACGTCGGGCAGTACTCGATCCGCCGCAGAATCTCCTTGACGCCGGCCCGGCACACAACCACACCGGGCTCAGCCTCCACGCAAGGCATGTCAGGCGCCCTCCTCGCCGTTCACCACGCTGAGCGCCTCGTCGACCCGCTCTGCCAGCGGCTCTCGCGGTGCTGAAGGGTTCGAGTAGTCGTCCAAACTCAGCACTTCCTCTAGACGTAGCTGCATGTCGTCATAGGCTCTGTAAACGTCATCGTCACCGTCAGCCTCTGCCGACGCAGCACGCTTGAAGGCGTAGTCAACAAGTGCCCTCACGCCCCGCTCGATACGCGACGACCGGTAAGCATCCTCGTTACGAGCACGCTCCAACTCAGCAAGCTGCCGTCGGGCCTCGGCTAGCTCGTCCTTAAGCTGCGCATAGTCACGAGACAAGTCAGCGTACGCAGCGTCCGACGACTGCGCAGACTCCTCAGCGTCGGCAACCGCCCGGCGAGTCTGAGCCAACTCATCCCGAAGCGCATCGATACGCTCCCAGGCGTTGCGCAGCGAACGCGCCAGAACCTCAGTAACCAAGCGGCTCATCAGATCGCCTCCCACTCCTCGCTGGCCTTCTTCTGAAGCTTCTCACCCAACTCGGCGATGTACTCCCACAGGCCCCAGTAGCGCTTGACCCAATCCTCCTGTCCGTCCTCATAGTGCTTGCGCCACTTCTTCTCCTCGGCTAGGGCGGCCTCTAACTCCTCCACCTTCGCCTTCAGGCCCTTGGCGTTCTCCGCTCTGCTCTCCGCCATCGCGAGCTGGGCGTGCAGAGCATTCGCCTGCCCGCGAGCCTCCTCAAGCTCGGCCTCCAGCTTCTGGATACGAGCGTCCCTGCGTTCCAGCTTTTTGCCCATCGCATCCAGCTCGGCGGCATCCCGCGTGAGTAAGTCCCGCTCACGCTGGAGCTTGTTCCTCTCTGACCTCAGGTGTTGTACCTCGGCCTCCAGTTCGCGGATTCTGTCGTCCGCGTGCATCGCTGCCCGCATCTGAGCGTCCTCAACCTCGCTCACGTGGTACCAGCGAGGAACACAGGAGTCGTTGCACCCTTTGAAGTCTGGATCCGGGCCGATACACTTGCATGGCTTGTCGACGTTCGCGGTCAGGCACTCCACCGCCCGCCCAAGGCGGCTAACCTCCGCGTCCTTCACGCGGAGCCGGATCTCCAGATCGCGGTTCCGCTTGCGCTCCTCGCCGAGCCGTGAGGAAACCGTGGCAAACTGCCTCTTGGTCGCCTGAAGCTCCTCGCTCAGCTCCTCCAACTCGGGCTCCCGCGGAGCCCCCTCAAGCAGCTCATCAATCAGCCTGGCGAAAACGCCGGGCATTACTCCTCGAATGCCGCCAACGCGATCCTGTGCCTGCGCCTCGGCTCGAAACTGATCCCGCTTGCGCTCCAGATACTTACGAACCTCGCTCACTCGTCCCCCAACCCCAGCTCCAACTTCAACTGCTCCCACGGGACCGTGGGCTCACCCGCCTCGATACGCTTCAGCGCCTCCTCCGCGGCAGCAATGTCCGCTCTGTCATCCAGGGCTTCCTCCTGCCTCCGGAGGACGACCGTGGTCACGTAGTCGAGCTTGTCGTCATCCTCTGGATCGCAGAGGAACAGAGTCACCTCGTACTCGACATTCAAGTCGAACTGCCAGCCCTCGAAAACCAAGGCCAGGGCGTCCGAATGTGAGCGGGCGTTCAGGTGAACTCCGTCAATGTACTCCCAGATGTCTTCGCCGCTGCGGCGATAAAACAGGGCGACATACTCATTAAGCTGTTCGCTCACTTGAGGTCCCCCACCTCTGGTTTCCGATTCTTGATCTCGGCCTCAAGCTCTGCGATCCGCTCGCTCTGCTTATCCAACCGATCCTGGAGACTTTTGAGGGCACGGCGCTGGCCCTCAATGATCACCCGCGCGTGGTCGAGGTCGCCCTGCAACCGCTCGACCTGGCGGCGGTGCCACCTCCGCGTCACAAACATCAGAACCCCGCCTTCCGCAGCAGCTCGGTTCCCTCGACGAGCCGCATGAACATCAGCCAGTTGTCGATCTGCTCGCGGCCCATCCCGTCGGGCCGCATGACCACCACCGTCGGCGCGTCCTCCACGGAGTTCTTGGCGGCCTGCTTCGCCCACTCGACTGGGCGGAACTCCCGCCGTGCCTTCACCTCGCAGGAGAACGGGACCCCTAGGATGTCCCGGCCTCGCAGAGAGGCCGGGTTGCTCGCCGCCTCGGGCCAGTAGGGCCGCCAGTACTCCGCCAACAGCACCTGGGTCTCACGCCCGCGGCGCACACGGCTGTTCACCATTGGATCCCCTGGATCGCACCGTGCTTCGCAAGAGCGCCAGCAAGCATTCCAATCAGGAAGGCCGACGCCACGAACCAGAAAACCTCCTTCGCCTTCACTCCGAAGCCTCCGCCTCGATTTTCCGCACACGCTGCTTCATCTCGTTGACCGTCTCGACCTTCACGCGGAACGTCTCAAGGTTGATTCGGCCCGCCCGCCATGCATTCCTCGCGTTGTCGCGGATCTGCGCAGCGGCACGCCCCACAGCCGTGTTCTTCTCGGTGCTAGTCGACATGCCAAACTCCTCTAAGCAGCTCGACCCTCGTCACGGGCCCACTTGTTCTCGTAAATGGCCCCATGGGCCACGTCGACGAACACCTCCACGTAATCGGTCCCGGTCGGATCGTGGCGCCCGTTGCGGTCCTTGACTTTCGCGACCCGCAGCCGGCCGTACGTGGAGTCAAACCCGAGGGAGAGAATCACCTCGGGGAGCTGGTTCACCTTGCCGGCGACCGCCTTCCGCGGCGCCGGAAACCGGGGGTCCTTCACGTCAGACTCGTTCATGTGGTGAAGGACGAACACCGCCGCGCCCGTCTGGCGCGCAATCCGGTGGAGGGCCTTCGTGACCTCCTTCATCCCGCTCCACTCGTTCTCATTCGTGGACACCACGTTCATGAGGTTGTCCACGACGATGATCTGGGGATAGTCACCCCACGCCTCCTCGAACGCCTGGATCTCCTCAGCCATGTGCTGGTAGGTGGGATCCGGCTCGAAGTCGAAGCGAAGCGGCGTGAGCTTCGCCAGCACGTCGTGGTACTTGCGGCCCCTGCCCCGCAGGAGATCTGTCTCGATGTCGGCCATGTGCTCACCGGTGAGGATCGCGGTGGCACGCAGTTTCATCGTGAAGTCGTCGGTGTCCGCGGAGAAATAGAGCCCGGTCATTCCCTCCCGCTCGACGAGCCGGACCACCCAGTACAGGGCGAGAAAACTCTTGCCCCCGTTGGGCGGGGCGACTATCATCGTGACCTGCCCCCTACGGGGCTTGATGCCAAACTCCTCGAACCTGGTGAAGACCGGGGGCAGTGGGGCGCCCGCCGCCCCCGGCTTCGATGCGACCCGCAGAAGCGACCGCACGTACTAGTGCTCCTCCATGTGCTCGAAGCAAAAATTCGGGTACTTCGCTCTCACCTGAAAGACGGCGCCGAGCATCGCCTGGGAAAGCTGCTCGACTACGCCCGGGTCGAGGTCGAAGTCGGCTGCGATGCCGTCCTCGTTGGTGAACGTGAGCCGGTAGATGAGGTCGTGCGGCCTTTTCCCGAAGATCGGCTGGGCGAAGGCCTCGCGGATTCTGACAGCCATCTTGTCCCCCTACCGCCGATCCCACTTCCGGGTGTGGCCGTCGCCCTTGCGTCGGCCGTTTGGGCACACCCAGCCGGCGTAGCGGCCCCAGTCGTTCTCGCCCTCGCGACGGACCAGTACGGCGCCGCACGCCTCACACTCCAAGCCCTCAGGGTGTTCCTCGGGTGGCTCATCGTCGCGGTAGCCACCACGGCTGGAGCTGGCTCGCCCAGTCCCACCACGGGTCCCGCCGCTCCAGCGGCTGCCGCCGCTGCTTGACCGCCGAGGGTGGTCGTCGTCGTAGTCATCGTGGCGAGCGGGACGGCTTCCTCGACGGTCCTCGCGGACCTCGACGAGGGTCATGCCACGGAAGGTCTTGCCGATGGTGGCAATGATCTCCATGGTTTCTTCGTCGATTGCCTCAAGGTTGTTGCGGAACTCCTCGACGTCGCGGCCAGCGACGGTGAACCACGGCGCCTCGTATCCCTCACCCTTGAAGGTCGCCTTGTAGGCCTCGAAGGTTTCGGTCATGTCGTCCTCTCAGAACGGGACTTCCAAAAGGCTGGCAAGCTTGTCGTGCTGTCGAGCGGCTTCGCCGCCTCCGGCGATGGCGCAGGCGTGGCGGACGCCACACTGGTTGCACTTGCCGGTCACGTTGGGGATGAAGATCTCGTTCTCGACCGCGACCTTGAACAGGCGCAGCATCTCTGCCAACACCGCTGGGCTGTAGTCGTCCAGCTTGACGACCGGCGTGTGCTCGCCCTTGCGGGCGAGGTAGTAGTAGCCGTAGCTGGGGCGGACCCCGTACACCACCTGAATGGCGGTGGCGTAGGTGCCGAGCTGAAGGTTGTTCTCTGGCTGTCGCGAGCCGGTTTTGAGGTCAGTGATCGCAAGCTCACCGGACTTGAGCACGAAAACCCGGTCGATGTAGCCCTTGACCCTCACCTCGCCGAGGCTGAATTCGACCTTCAACTCGATGGCGGGGACACCCTCCTTGGGCTCCCAGATCGTCCAGCCAGTCTGCTTGCGCCACTCGACATAGCGGTCCGCCATCAGCGGGAGGTTGCTTTCCCACCAGGCCTGGCTCTCCTTGTCGGGATTCTGCTTGGTGGCCTTGCCGCCCGCGTACCAGTGAGCGCGCTCGACTCCGCTCTCCTCCTCGGTCTTCCAAATCGCGTCGATGAACATCAGCTTGATCGGCGGCGGCTCCTCGCCCCGGTCGTACGCCTCAGCCCACTCGTGGAAGACGGTGCCGCCGACGTTGTACCAGGCGGGGATTCGCTGGACGCCGCGAAGCTTCTCCAGCTCGAACCGCTTACCGCAGCTAAGCCAGGTCGAGAATGCAGTGTACGAGAATGGTCGACCCTGAATGTCCAGGGACATGTCTGTCATGGGAGACACCTTACCATGCGTTCAGACGTTGGCACAACGATTGATGCAACAATCAGGCCATCAAAAGGATGACGCGGCCCTCCTCGACGTCCTCCCGAAGGTCGAAGACGTCCAGGTCACGATGGCCGTCAGACCACTGCACAACAGCGTCTTCGCAGACGATGCCTCGCCCATGGTCGGCGTCCTCAAGCACAGCGCCCGCGGCGGGTGGCCACCACTCTGGCAGTCCGCTCATGTTCTCCTTCCTCCTTGGTTGGCTAGAAGCGGGGGCTTGCAACCCCCGCGCCCCGCTCCCTAGCGTCTGTCAGACCCGTGGGATCTGGTCGATGTCCTCGTAGACAGCCTCGTGGAGGTGGTCGAGGAGGTTCTCGAACTCTTCCGCCTCTTTGCTCCCGGTCACCTCCAGTTCAGCCTCTACCCCCCTTGGCGCAGTCAAGTGGTCCTGCCCTTCTCATGCGACCGGTTCTTCACAAGTTGGCCGTAACTAGTGGCTCGTTACTTCGTTAGAAAGTTGAGCCACAAACTATGCCCTGGTCAGGGATTATCTAGTAAGGACCCTGTTTGTTAACAGGGGCCGTAACGGACTCGTCATGTGAGCTACGTCACTCTGTTGCACCCAGGGGTTCGAGGTGCAGGGCACATGTTACTTGCATCCGGAGGAGTTTGCAACTCGCGACCGGAACCGGTCACAACTCCCGACTTGACAAGCACCCGACGTTGTGTATCATGCGTGGGGGAGGGGGGAAAGGGGGGTGGGGGCAGCGACCGAACGAAGTGAGGGAGCTGGACCAGGGCGGCCCCTCAGGGGCCGCCGGACAGGACTGGTAGGTAGGCGGCCCTCAGAAGGGCCGCCAGAGAAGAGGTAGGTAGTAGGGCGGCCCTGAAGGGCCGCCTAACTAGTACTAGTAGTAAGTTACTAATAGTGTTAGTTAATAGTTACTAGATATACGCGCGCGTGCGCGTGCGCGCGTGTAAGGGGAGAGACCAGCCCGGCCATCAAAGGCCGGGCGTTGTCGTTCCTGGACATGAAGAAGGGGCCGGCACCGTTGATGGCGCCGGCCCTGTCAGTCTCCACGCTGTCTCAGCGTGATCAGCTCTTCCCCAGGCTTAGCCTTCACCAAGTAGAAGCCATTCGGACTATCTGGAACATAAGCGACAACTGCGTTCAACTCCTTCAACTTCGCCTTCCACCTCTCGACCCGTTCCTTCCAGACCTCCGGTACCTCCTCCCCGCGTCTCAGCTTCGCTTCGACGCGGAGGAGTCGCTGGTACCAGTGGCCGTCGTGCTCGGCCTTGACCTTCCAGGGGAGTAGATCGTCGTAACGCTGACGCTTCTTTTCTTCGCCTCTCAGGTCCCACTTGTTGACTAGCCGGTTGATCCCCTGGCGGGTCAACAGGACTCCAGTCTTTTCGGCCCAGAGGTTCGCGATCTCCTGGTCGCTGTACCCTTCAGCGACCCGATCGGCGAGCCACTCCTTGTCTGGCCCTTGACGTCTAGGGGGCATGTCAATCTCCTGGCTTTCTGCAACCTCACAGCAAGTAGTGTGAGCTTGCTTCGGGGGGACGTCAAGATCCGATCGCAACAGATCGGCTTGCGGCGGACGCCATGATGCGTCCGGAGTATGACTCTATACGAGACAGTTTCTGACGTGCTACGATGCCCGGGTCGTCTGCAAAGCGGCAGGTCGCGTCCGGTAGAAGGACTTCCTCGACAATCATGCGGTCCGAGGATCTCCTGGTGCACCGCAGGTCAACGCCGGATGCTACTATTGCCGCGAAGTCCTACCTAAAGGAGGCGGTTGTGGCATCCAGAGTTGGGGAGAGCCCAGGCCGGTTGAGCTGGGCGATCGACCAGTACCTGGCCTCGATGAGAGTCAAGAGGCGGCAGCCTAACACGATCAAGAACCACACCCAGACTCTCAATAGGTTCCTCAGCACTACCGGGAACCTCCTCGTCAAGAACATCGACGAGCGGCATGTGATCAACTTCTTCGCGGAGGCCGGCCGCACCCGTCAGGCGTCATCGCTGAACGTTCACCGGTCGGTCCTGAACACCTTCTTCAAGTGGTGCCGCAGGTCCCGGCTGATGCCGCCGGACTCCGACCCGATGTGGGACATCGAGGCGTTCGAGCCGTTCGAGCGGGAGCGCAAGCGCGTCCACGTCTCCGACTTCCCGCGGCTGTTGGACGCAGCCGAGCAGGAGCACAAGCGGGACCGGATCATGATCGCTCTCGGGCTCTACCTGTTCCTCCGCCAGAGCGAGATGGCCACCCTGACCATTGGGCGGTTGGATCTCAAAGGCGGCTCCATCCTCGTCCGGGTTCAGAAGACCAAGAAGGATGACCTGATGCCCATCCCGAAGGAGCTGGACGAGGAGCTACGCGAGTGGCTGGAGTTCTATACCTGGGACGTCGGCGAGCCGCTTCGGCCCGAGTGGCCGCTGATCCCCCACAAGAGGAAGCGAGTGGGCGTGCGGCCCCCGGGGTCCAGGTTCATTCAGCCTGGTCCGGTTCCCCGCCCCCAGCTAGACCCGTCGCAGCCTCTACGGACCCACCTGGAGAAGGTCGCCAAGGCTGCGCTGAGGAAGATCGACTTCCCGGTCGATGATTCCCCGGAGGGGACCCTCAAGGGTGAGGGTATGCACACCCTGCGGCGGTCGGGCGCTCGGGCCTGGTATGACGAGCTACAGGCGATGGAGCCGTGGATGGACCCGGCCACCGGCAGGGTAGTCCGGCCGGTGGCCCACCCCATACGCCCCGTCCAGGCCGCCCTCCACCACAAGACCCAGATGATGACCGAGCACTACATTGGATGTGAGCCAGACCGGCTGGACCGCGACCTGCTGATGCGGGGGCGCTACATGTACCCGAGCCTCCGAGCCAAGAACGTAGTGGAGTTGAGGGCGTATGGCGGTGATCGTTGAGCGTCGGGTCGTCTGCGACGTCCGCGGATGCGGCGAGTCGCGGGGCCTCAAGAAATGGAGCCTCGTGGACCCCGATGGCGAGCGGCGGCGCCCCCTGCTCTGCCCAGAGCACGCGAAGCCACTCAAGGCCCTCTGGAAGGCGCTAGACGCCGCCTCAGAGCCTCGGAAGCGCTTCCGGGTATACGAGGACCTGGACGAGATTCCTATCGCCTAGAAACCCCCTTAGAAGCCCAAAGAGCCCCCATCCTCCGCGGATGGGGGCTCTTGGTGTAGAGGGGGCTACGCGAAGCCCGGTAGGCGCCGGGCTACATGAAGATCGTCCAGGCTCTTGATCAACCTCCCCGACTGGGTTTCACACCATTGGCCAGGCTGCGCCTTGCAGTGGGGGCATGGCCGCGACAGGACATGGGCAAGCGTGCGCAGATCAGCTTGTCCCCAGCCTTCCTGGGCCAGGCGGCCATCGAACACCCAATCGACTACACCTGAGTCGAGTGGATCTACCTCCGTCGTCATCCCTACCTCCCGGTGGTGGGGTGAGCCCGGTGGCCAGGACCTGGCGACGAGAGGGGTGTGGGGCCGGCCCGTGGGCAGGTGGGCCTCCCTCGTGGTTGGGTCGACCAACCACCGGGCTCTGGTCACACCGTACCCCCCCGGTTTACGCTTGTCCATGCCGGTTTATGCGTGGACTGGGTATGAGCCGGCTAGACAGCTACACCTGTCCTAGCGTGGACAGGGTGGGGCCGAGAGATGTGATCAAGCGGAACACAGCGGATTGGTATTACGAGCAGCTCGCCGCAGACCTGGAGGAGAGGATCAAAAGCGGCGAGTGGGAGCCGGGCACACTCCTGCCGAGCGAGAAACAACTGATGCAGGAGTACAACCTCGCCCGCGGCACAGTGCGCAGGGCGCTCCAGGTCCTAGTGGAAAAGGGCCTGGTCTACAAGCGCGCGGGGCGCGGCACGATCGTGAACAGGAATCCGAAACGCAAATAGGCCCGCCCCCGAAGGGGCGGGCTGCTACTGCCAAAGCTGGTTGCCGAGGTTCACGATGAACGCCGCGACGCCGCTGAGGGCGCCCGCGGCGGAGATCAACGCCAGGGCGCCACGCCTGGTGATCGCCGTCTGCTCCAGCGCCTCGATACGCTTGTCGTGGTCCGCTGTCTGCGCCAGCACCACCTCCACCTTCTGGTGGAGGGCTTGAACTTCCTTCTCTGTGCTTCTCACGACGTCGTAGATCTCGCGTAGGGTGACTGTCACCCCGGGCTCGTCTACCATGCCCCACCCCTAGTCCATCGTCCGCAGCGTCAGGATCACGATGCCGCCGTAGCCGCGGCCAACCTCAGTGGCGTGCGGCGGCGCGTGCTGGACGAACCGCACGTTGTCGATCCGCACCAACCGCCCGGTGTGGCCGGGCTCAGAGAGATCCTGGAACAGCACGAGGTCGCCGCTGTCCTCGATCGCGTGGAGCATGGCTAGCCGGTCCCTGGCCCAGCCGTCCCGGCCGTCCATCTGGCCAGTCACCCAGCGCTCGTGGTCAAAACACAGTAGCGGCACCTGCATGATCCGCTGCGGCCTCACCGCGGGCAGCGCCTGCACGCTGTAGCCGCGGATCACCGGCCCTGTGGTGGGGTCGCTGGCCGACCTGTGCAAGGTGAATCGGAAACCCATGCTGCGCTGCGGGCCAAGGGTCGGGGAGATCGGGGCTCGGTCCGGTACCGGCACCCCTTGGCGGTCATAGACCCGCACACGATTGGTGGAGCCGTCCGGCAGCACCGCGTCCACCACAATGGAGCCTTGCAGGGGATCCGTGACCAGCGTGACGTATTTGAACAGCTTGGGCTCGACAGTGCGGTACCGGATCTGGCTGAACTCAATCCAGCCCTGCTCCACCAGCTCAGACTCGTGCTGGAAACAGAATGGGGCCGGCGACTGGTTGCCGTACTCGCCCGCCTCGTAGGCCGCCACGACGCGGCCGTCGTTCGCCACATCCAAGTCCACGAAACACCCGGGCGTGTCCAGCTCCACATCAGGCGCCCAGGCGAATACGCCGTCCTCCTCGGGCTGGGCGGAGACGTCCACCCTGTAGACCACAGAACGGGCGTCCTCGGTCCTGAACGCCACGTAGAACCATCTACCCCAGGTGGCGATCGCTGTCGTCTCTACGACGCCCTCAGGGGCCAGGAAGAGGGGGCCATAGGCGATGTCACCGTTCTCGTCTATCGCCCCTACGCGAAATCCCTGGTTGGTGCCGATGCCGATCCACGTGCCGGCCAGGACCGCGATCCGCTGCACCCGCTCTCCGCGGGGCAGAACCGCTGTGGTCACGCCAGCGGACAACTGCGGGATGCCCCCGTCGCTGTCCAGGGTGATGCGCTGGATCGCCGACTCCAAGTCGCTGTAGCCGGCGAGGTAGACGCAGCTCGGCCCCTCGGCGATGTCCGTGAACACCCAGTCGGTGGTCGGGTGGCTGTACAGCGGCTGCACCTCGGTCGCGTCCGCTGCCGTGACGTCCACCACGTACGCCCTACGCCCATAAGTGGCGAACAGCCTGTGCTTAGCCCACGCCACCCTGCCGGGCACTGGGATCACTGGGTCGTCATTCACCAGCGGCCAGGTCTTCGTGGCGCCGCCCGCGATCGGGCGGGTGAAGACGTTCCCCTGAGCGGTGATCCCGTACCAGCTCTCGCGGCCAACCGCGAGGTCCTGGATCGTCTGGCCCGCGAGCGTCGCCAGGGTGGTGGTCGTGGACGAGCCCAAGTCCGCCTGGTGGATCTCCGACCCGACCGCCAGGTACACCTTGCCACCCACCACCTGCACGCAGGTGGCGCTCGCGGGCAGGTTCTCCGAGGACACCATGCGGCGCAGCAGCCGCAGCTCACCCTGCTCCCACGGGTCGATGCCCTTGGAGTCCCAGAACCGGTTCGAGGACACGACGCCGCGCCTCGACTCCTGGAACTTGGCGCCGGCCCCGTGGTGCCACGAGTCCTGCGACCGCAACCACCAGCCCTGAAGACTCTGCTCCCCCGGCTCTGGCTCCTGGTCCACCTGCTCCCGCCGCATCTCCGCGGTCTCGATGATCAGCGGCAGCTCCCTGGTCGCCGCCGACAGGAACGGGACCCCGGCGATCGCATAGTCGATCTTGCGGCCGGCGAGGGTGGTGATGCGGCTGGAGGTCTCCGCGAGGCGGGTGGACAGCGGCGCCGGTAGGCGGCTGATGATGTCCACTACGCCTCCTCGTAGGTGCCCTGGATAGTGATGATCGTGTTCGCGGTGATGTCGCTACCGATCAGGTTGTGGGTCTCGCTGCCACGGTTGAGCAGGATGCGGTCAACCACCCTGCCAGACCCACCGGTGAACACCACCGCCTGGAGGTGGCCGCCCGGGCCTTCCATGTGGCCGTGGAACGTTTGCCGGATCGTCCTGTTGGGCGTGGTTGGCAGCATGAACGAGCAAATGCCCGAGCCGGCGCCAGCGGCGTGGAACGTGATCTGGATCCGGAATGCCACCGTCTTGGTCCCGACCCGCTTCCAGCGGCCAGCGTGGGTGAAACTCGGGGAACCCGAGCCGCTGAAACCTGGCTCGTAGCTCTGCCAGTCGGTCGCCTCGAAGTTGGCGGCCGTCAACCGGCCGTTGGCGTCGAACCACGCCACCGGCTGAGACGCCGAGTTCGACATCCGCAGCAAGTGGCCGGACTGGCCGTCGACCCCCTGGATGATCATCCCAACATCCGTGGCGGCCACCGGCTTCACCCACACTGTCACGGCCGAGCCCGCGGCGGTGTTAACCCCAACCCGCTTGTTGCTGTGGACGATGAAGACAGGGTTGTTGCTGTTGTCTCGGACCGCGACCAGCTCTAGTGTCTGCTCGCTGGCGCCGCGAACAATCAGCGGAATGTTCGCGGGGTCCTCGTTCATCGCCCGCAGGCGCTGGCCCTGGATGACAGCGTTCCCGTCGATGAAACCTCGGTCGATCCCAGCCGAGTCGCGCAGGATCACCTGGCCCGAGGGGGTGGTGGGCTGGATGACAGTCGCCTCGCGGATCGCGGCGGCGGTGATCGTCCCACCGTTGATGGTCGCCCCGGTCAGCGTCTTGTTGGTGAGCGTCTGCGTGTCCGTCGTGCCCACCAGGTCACCCTGCACACCGTGCACACCACCGGTGGTGTTGACGTGGGTGTTGACCTCGCGGAAATCGCGAGCGCTCACACCATGCGCAACCGCGGCGCCGTCGCTGTGCGGGAACGCAGTAGTCCCGTCCACGCCACGGGTCACGGTCAACTGATTGCCGACCTTGGAGGTGACCTCGACAACCTCCTCAGTCACCTCATCCAGATCCAGGATGAGCGTGAACGGTGTTAGCGCCGGAAAACCACTCGCGTCTGCGACCGTGATCGTGGTGTCGGTGGCGCCGATGTCGCCGACCAGGGTTGTCCGGCCGGCGTTGCTGTAGTGCCGGATCGCCATACCTACCTCGTGAAGTGGGGCTGCTGCGGGTGCAGTGTCAACAGGCGTCTGCGCTCCTCATCCCGGCGCAGCGCATACATGGCGTAGATCTGCTTGGCGAGGTTCGTGGCCGCCCCAGGCGGCACAGCCTCCTGGCGGGCTAGCTGCTCCACCGACTGCATCTGGAGCCGCTGGCCCTCCAGCGTCTGCGTCAGCCGCCACGCGGTCCCCAGCAGCACAACCTCCTGCACCGAGTCCTGGATGCCGAGGTCGGCGAGATCCTGGGTGGTGGACACGGGCGTCCCGTACGGCGCCGCGTAGACGACACGGAACTTCCGGCCGGGGATGAGGGGCTGGTAGATCTCGATCACCTTGCCGCTGGCGTAGGGCGAGGCGGCGCCTTTCTCGAACCGCCAGCGGGTCACCTGAGGCCACAGCCCCGTAGGGCCGGGGATGTCCGCCGTCACCTGCAACACCCGGTCGCAGTCGGCCGGCAGCTCGTACGCGATGCGTGCAGGGGAGTAGTCAATCTCGACCGCCTTCACCTGGAACAGGTCCGGGTGAAGCTGGAGCACCGTTGCCTTCATCGCCTGGAGGACGTTCACCACCGGGAACAAGGGGTCGTTGACGACCTTCGCCTCGGCCGCGTGTGAGGTGGCCTGTGAGCCTTCCTGGCCGCGCCCGAACGGGTAGATCCTCACACTGTTGGCGTCCACACCCTCGACCAGCATCAGCTCCTCGTCGACCTCAATAAGGCCGCGGGAGATGCGGTTGCCGTCCGCCACCTCCAGAACAAGATCGGTGGAGTTGACCGGCGCGGTCAGGTAGGTGACCTGCTCGCGAATGCCGGTGAAACTGTGAACCCACGAGAGGGTTTCGCGGATCAACTCGCCAACGGTTGCCATGGCACTCCTACGCGGCCGGGAGGCTGCTCAACGCCTCAGGGGTGTAGGCCCGGCCATGCTTGTCGCTCCACCGCTCCGCAGCCTCCACAGCAGAGCGGAGCGTCGTCTCCGGCTGGATGCCCTGCCTGCGGGCCGCCTCGTACCGGTCCAGATCGCGGTCCCAGCGCTTCTGCGCCGTGTAGTCCTTGTTCGCCGCCGACTGGCAGTAGGCGACCCGCACACCCTTCCAGCGCATACACTGCCCGAAAGTGGTGTGCGGGTCGGCCACACCGCAGCGGCACACGTGGCCGCTACTCACCGCCGTCCTCTCTTCGCCGGCTTAACCTTCTTCAGGTTCGGGTTGCGGCGCTTCGCCTCGGGGCTTGCCCTGCGGGTGGCGGCGGCGAGGATCGCCCGAGCCCGCTCCATGCTCACGCCCTCGCGGCGGGCGATGCTCCGGGCTGCCGCCTCGAAGCCCATGCCCTTGCGGACACCACGCCTAGCCATTGCGACGCTCCCGCAGCCAAGCCAGCACCAGATCCGCGGCCGGCTTCGCCGCGGCCTTCAGCACCGCGAGGGCCGCTGGCAGAGCGGCGATCGCCGCCGCCTGCACAGCGTCAACACTGAGGTCCAGCGTCTCGCCCGCGAGCAGGAGGCCGAAGAACGCCTGAAGATAAGTGGCGATCGTCCGCTCCAGGAGGTCGGCGAGGAAGGCTCTCACTCGCCACCTCCCTTGCCGCAGCACTTGCCGCGCAGCTCGTCCACCGCGGCAGCAATCCCCGCAACCTGCTCCGCGAGACCGAGGACCGTCTCCTTGATCTCCAGAATCCAGGGGTCCTGCTGCTGGACATTCTTCAACACATCGGTGAATTCCTTGCGGCGGGTCTTGTGCTCGGCCTCCAGCTTGTTGGCCCGAAGCCCAAGCGCCTTGCGAGCCTCGGCGATGTCCTTCTCGACCTTGGCAATGCGCTTCAAAATCTCGTCAGCCTTGCCAGCCAACTCGTCATCCTCCGGAGGAACGTAAGGGGGCGGGTCATTCAAGAACGAGACATGTACGTGATCGATGTGCGGATTCGACCCGGTGTACGGATTCCAGTTGCCGGCTTTGCCGTAGCTGTTGTCGCGGATCGAGATGATTCGCCGATTCCAGATCACGTACCAGACACCGAGCCGCTTCCGGTGCTCCCACAGGTAGTTGGCAATCGCGTCGCCGATCCAGGGGCGCATCGGGCCAGGCTTCTGCACGGTGCCGTCATCGAACACCATGAAGTCGAGGGCGCGGCCCTCTTTATGCTCACCAGAGGTGCCGATACCCCACACGAAATACAGGTCCCAAAGGGAGCAGATCTCCTCAAAGACCTTTCTCGTGTGGGGACGAACGTTGCCGAGTTTGGTTTTAACAGTTTCAATGGAGGGCATTCAGCCTTACTCCCAGGTACCGTTTCTGCGGAGCGAGATTTCAGCCGGAACCCACTGGCCGCCAGAACGCATCAAAATTTCACCGGCCACCCATTGGCCGTTTCTTCGAACCACAATCTCCAGCCCATTCCCCGGACTGGTGGCCTGTTCGGTGAGGGTGATCGTGAACGTGGTGGCCGCCGCGCTTGCGGCGCCCGGCGCGGTGAACGACTCGCCGCCGACACTCCCGCTCGACACAGCCCTGTCCGCTACGACCACGCCCATGGCGCCGCCACCGGTTGACAGGGCCGACCGGCGCTCCGTGTAGCCGGAGGGAACCGTGATCGAGGTCAGCGACGAGGACTTCTTGCCGATAGCGATCACACCCACAGCCGGGTACGACGACGGGGTGACCACTGGGGTGGCGTGGGACTCGCTACTACCGGAGGCACCGAGGGCTTGGTGCTGGTCGAGCGAGGCGCCGCTGTAGGCGACCAGGACGCCCTGCACCTTGGCGCCCGTGCCGCCAGAGACCGCGGTCACCTGGAACTGCACCGAGGAGCCGGCGTCGCCTGCGCCGGCCACCTTGTACAGCAGCACCGTGTACTGCGATCCCGCGGTGACGTCGTGGAGGACCGCCCAGCCGGTCGGCGTCGACAGAGTGTAGTTCGCCTTCGTGTCGTTCACGCCAACGACCATCAACAGAACATCTCCAGCCTGGACGGTGCTGGGGATGTCGAGGTCGAGGATCTGAACGCCCCCGGTTTGGGCGCCGGCAAACCCGGACGAGGCGGCCCTGAAGGCCACCGCCATTACTGGGCCTCCCGTATCCAGATCGAGCCCTCGGGGGCGTCCGTGGGCTCAGCCCCGCCTACGTACACCCGAGTGCCAGCCACCTGGATGTACTGGGTTGTCGATAGCGGCACGGTCGCCTCAGCGATCGTCTGCGAGACGCGGAAAAACGGTGTGGAGGGCTGGTTGTACGGGCCTACCTGGAAGATATCCCCAGTTGAGCCGTTCACGTGGGCCATCGCCCGCAGGGACACGTTGCCCTGCTTGGCGGGCCGGAAGCGGCCCTCACCGTACTCGTTGAACGCCCCAGTGCGGGTCCCGTTGAAGAAGAATGCAATCCGGTCCGGCCAGGTGGATGTATCACTGCCGTCGTCGGGGATATTGATCCGCCGATACTGGGTGCTGGAGTTTGGCAAGGTGACAGTCTTGCCCCAGTCGTTGGCGTTCTCGTTCTCCAGCATCTCCACCCGGGAGTCGAGCCCGACGATCGCGTTCACCGCAGACTCGGCATCCTCCGCGGCCCGGGTGCTTTGCTCGTCAAGCTGGTCCAGGGCGTTGTTGAGGGTTTCGCCCCACTCCTCCTGACCGATCTCCGGTTTTACAATCGCCATCAGTACCCGTACCGTCCCGCCCCATACGGGCCTTTGCCATAACCCGGGGGGTCATAGTTCTGCCAGTCGATGTACTCGCCGAACCCGGCCTCTGTTAGCTCGTTGGCCTTCTCGACGCTGATCTCGTGGACCATGCCGCCCTGGTAGAATTCTTCTACCCGGCCAAGGTCCACCGTGTATGCGGTCGTCCAGACGCCATTGATCTTCACGATCGCGAGGCCCTGGTTGAAGCCGTAGAACCGCCAGAGGTCCGAGTGGTTGTAGCGGCGGATGCCGTCGTGAAACGCGCCGGTAGGCGTGTACGGGGGGTTCAGGATCGGCATTCAGCCTCCAAAGAGTGGGGCGGGCCGAAGCCCGCCCCTAGCCTCGTCAGGCTGCGTTGATCGTCGACCCGGACTCCAGCCGCCACAGCGCGGCCTCGCGGTAGCGAGCCCAGCCGAGCACGCCGTACCAGCCGATCGTGTACAGGCGGCTCAGCAGGTCCTGGCCGACCTTGCCGTCCATGACAAGGTGAGGCTCGATCGCCACAGCCTCAGCCATCGCCTGTTGGCCGGCGAAGATCGTCCGGTAAACCCGGGCACCACTCTCCCCGTCGGTGTCGTTGTGCATGCGGGCGGACTCAATGAAGTACGCGCCCTCGTACACGCCCACGACGTGGCGCCAAATCGCATCCGGGGCGGTGTACTCGTGGGGACCACGCCACGCCGCCTGCCCGGTCTCCTTCTTCAGGTCGAAGGCCACATCCGGGTGGATCCAGCAGCCGTACAGGTCGTCCCGGCGAGGCACCGCCGCGGCGCCACGCAGCTTGGTGACAATCACCCGCACGTCATCGGAGGTGATGACGTCATTGTCGGTGACCGTCGCGGTGGAGGTCGCGGCGCCCGCGTAGCGGACGTTGCTGCCGCCGATCAGCTCCTGCTGGAACTGGTAGTCCAGCGAGTCCCGCATGTTATACGCGACCTGGTTCGCCACGTAGGGGTCGACGTCCGTCATCGCGTACTCGCGGAGCAGCTTGTGCGTGACGACAGCGTTACCGCGCTCCTTGAGCACGATCGTCACGGGCGTCGGCGGCGGCAGCGTCGCCGGGGTGACGTCCGCGTTCTCCGTCAGGGTGCCGGTCACCACAGGGAGATCCTTGTGGATGCTCAAGGTCACCGAGTCGCCAGGCTTGTCAACCTGCACCGGCCGCTTGTCCGCGATGTCACGCAGGATCGGGGCGTGCCGGAGGGCCAGCTCAAAATACCGGTCGTAGGCGGCCTTGATTACACCAAGACCAAACCCGCCCGAGGTGTAGTTCGTGTTTGCGTCGAAGGCCATCGCTTCCTCTACGTCGACACTCTAATGTCGGCGTTCCGCTGCAAGATGGCGTCCAACTCCTCCTTAGAGTTGGCGTTCTGGATCTCCGCGAGGAGCTGCTTGTAGCGGGTCGACGGCTCGCCCTTGTCTTCGGCGGCAGCCATCCGCTCTAGCCCCTCACGCATCTGCTCATCCTGCGGGGACGCCTTGCCTGCCTGGTATCCAAAAAGGTCGCCGTTCTCCTCAAGCCACTTATCGATGGCGCTCTCATCCGAGAAGTCGACGCCATCCTTCTCCATGAAGCGGATGACCCGAGGATCCTCGACCTTGCGTTCCCTCAGGACGTCGCGAGCCTTCAACCTCGACAACTGCGAAAGCGCCTCCTGCTTCTCGCGGTTCGCAGCATCCAATTCCTTCTGAAGGGCCTTGATCTTCTTCCGGAGCTGGGCAGGAAGGCTACCGTCGTCCTGCTGCTCGTTCTCGTTGTCGAAGTCGAAGTCGTCGTCGTACTGAGTCATGAATACACTCTCCGTTTCGTCGAAAGAGGAAATCGCGGGCCTCAAACGCGACCGGAGGAAATCGCGTTTGGCTCCCACTACCGGTCTTCTACGCTCCCCGGGGCCGGTCGGTCCGGGTGAGGAGTGGAGCTGGAGGGAGTCGAACCCTCATCCAGGGCGGACCCGCGTGCGGGTCTACCGCCCCGTCGAAACCGTCTCAGCCCCTGCGCGTACCGATGTGAACCGCCATGGACAGCTAGCTGCTAGGATCAAGCTCCATGGCTTTGGACCTTCTCAGTGACGTCTGGGACGCTTTCATCGACAACCTGGGCGCCATCGGTGGCGCCCTTGGCGTCCTCTCAACCGCGGTCAACACTGTGATGAGTGTGCGCACCCGCAAAGACTCGAAGCGCTCTATCGAGATCGCGGAACGCACAGCAGCCGCGTCGGAGCAGCGGACCAAGCTCATCGAAGAGGAGCTACGCCGCCATAAGGTGACATGGCAGCTTGTCCATCTGGGCGGGATGAGGTACGAACTCATCAACCAAAGCGCCAGGGACACGGCTTACCATGTGCGCTTGGAACACACGTGGCTTAAGGAAGACCGCAACCGGCTCGAACTTGATGAGGTTGGGCCGGGAAGCTCGGTCCCGCTCTTCTTCCTCAAGACGAATGCGTTCAACCCGTTGGAACGGTTGAAGATTACGTGGTTCCCAGACCGCAACAAAGCTGGTCCGGAACAGAAGACAGAGCTAGCCGTCCCCTGATAGTCGCGAGCCCGGCTCACCGGCCGTCCGGCCGGCTGCCGGGCTCACTTCACGACGCTAGTGCGGCGTGCGCGGTCCGTGCGGGAATCGAACCCGCGCCTCCTCCTGGACAGGGAGGCATCCTCACCACTAGACGAACGGACCTTGATGGTGCCACCGCCCAGCCTCCCGGTCATACCCCAGGCCGACTGGGCGGAGGACTTGTGACCACCCACGGTGGCCACCGTTGCCTCGGAACTATGATACCACATCCGATGCTAGGTTATTCCCGCACGCCCCCGAGGATTTGAACCCCGCCAGCCAGGTTTTGGAGACCCGCTGCCACGCCAACGGGAGGGCGTACTATGCGCAGCATGCAGGTGCTGCGCACTTACGACAAGGACGAGAAGTCTGCCGCTATGTCCGATTGGCACATGTATGCCGCGCTTCTCCGGGAAAGGCGCCTTGCTCCGCGTTACCGCGTCAACGTCGTTGAGCGAGCCGGCTCCTGGTGGCTCGTCCTCAACGACCATGGAGAAGATCAGTAGCTTCTTGAGGACCGGCCAACCTGGCCGCGACTGGAGCCGGAGAACGCGGCGCGCTCCTGGCTCGCCAGTCGGCGGCGCCTCTGCGTAGCCTCAGCGTCGCCCTCGAAAACTTCCTGCTCGGCGGTGAGCTGGTCGTAGGCCTCGCCGTAGATGTTTCCGAGAAGCTGGTACGCCGGCAGCATCTGGGCCACCGTCGCGTAGCCCTGCTCCGCAGCGTCCGCGGTGACACCAAGATCCGCCAGGTACTCCGCACGCTCCCGCGTGATACCAAGCCCACGGCGCAGCGCAGCAGCACCCACAGAAACCGCCGCAGCCTGCTTCTGGAGCAGCGGCAGCGCCCGCGATGGGTCCAAGGCGTAGGCCGCGAAGTCGCCCGGCCCAAGCCCGTACAAGCGCCGGGCGGCCTCCCTCGCCGCCTGGTCCCGGCTGTTCGCCCACTGGACCGCGATCTGGGCTCGCTCACCCAGCTCAGCCGGCGACAAGTCGCGGCCGATCATCTCCGCGAAATCGTCGTAGGTGTCGTAGAACCCGGGCGGGAAACCGTACTGCGCCAGCACCTGCCGGTAGGCCCGCTCAGTCGCCAGATACTCCGCGGGGGACAACACCGGGAGACCCCGCTGGCGCCGCAGCTCGTTTCCCTTGAACCGGCGTTTCCACTCCGGGGTGTCCTGGAGCAGCAGGTAGATAGTGTCCTCGGAGTAGCCCTTCTTGATGAAGTCGATGATCTTCGGGGCCAGCGACTCCAGGCCATACTGGCGGAAGATGAGGATCAACGCCGACGCGGCGTCCCGCTGAGACCCGCTCAGCGACTGGAGTAGACGCCGCGTGTCGATCGAGGTGCTGCCCCCGCTGGGGGCGGCGGCACCCGCCCCGCCGGTGGCGGACATGACGACGTTCGGCCGCCACTGTGGACCGGAGTCAACCTCGGCGCTCGTTGCGGTTGCCGTTCGGCGCCGATCCTGGAGGCGTTCGCGATAGCCGATCTGGCCGTCCCCATCGCTATCGATGGGCGGCTCGGGAAGCAGCATGCTCATGCGACCAGCCCCATCTGCGTGAGGATGCTACGGCCGACGCTCATGAAGGTGTCCTGGGCGTTCTTCGTCCGCACCCAGCGCGGATCCTCGCGGACCTTGTTCTCGAACTCCCACAGCGGCATGGCGACCGGCTTGCCGTTCTGGTCGGTGGCCGTCAACGCTCGCCGGATCATCGAGTCGTTGAGATCCACGCTCTCGGGGTTGAGTTCCAGCAGCCGCGCCATCGACTGGCGGTACGGCTCCGCGATGTCTTGCACCGTCATGCCGCGGTCGATGTCGTCGGCGAACGCCCGGTACTGGGCCTTCGCCCAGCGCTTGATGGTCTCCAGGATCGCCTCCTGGGAGTCGAGACCCATCATCGAGTTCTTGATTCTGGTGGCGATCCAGCGATTGGAGGCCTTCACCCCGTATTCGCCCAACGCCCTGCGGATGAACTGCTCAAGCTGACCAGCCTGGCCGCCGAGCCGGCCCTGGTTCATCAGCCGGCCATAGTCCGTCGCCCGGGCGACGTGGAAACGGACCTCCTCCTCGGTCCACCCGAACATGACCGCCTGGACAGCGGCCTTATCGAGGAACCGCGGGTTGAGCCGCATGCCGCCGGCGATCTCGCCGTAGACCGCCCGGATGTGGTAGCGCATCTGCTTGACGCGGCGGTTCCACTCGGCCGGGTCCGTCTTCTGGAGGATCAGCGCCTGCCGGGCGGACTCACCATGCGTCCGATACCACTTGGTGTTGCGGATCGCTGCGACGAATCGAGGGGCTGTCCACGACTCCTTGACGGCGCGCTGGAAGATCCTGCGCAGCTCGGGGTTGGACTGGAGGACCGCATACGACCAGCCGTAGCTGGCCGCCAGCTCCTCCATGTCAATACGTGGTGCCACTCAGAACCCTCTCAGTAGTTCAGCCTGACGCCTATGGCGCCGTCATCCTTGTCCCACTGGCCCAGGCGCCTGATCCGAACCGAGAGCCCCGGGCGCGGAGCCTCGAGGATCATCCCGTTGCCGAGGTAGAAGGCGATGTGGTTGCCCTGTGTCCGGCGGCTGTTCCCCCAGAACACGAGGTCGCCGGGGCGCAGGTTGGCGATGCTCGTCTGTTCCCCGTAGTTGGCCTGCTGGTAGGCGAGGCGGGGCACGTGGACACCCATCTGCCCGAGCACGTACTGGACGAGCCCCGAGCAGTCGAACCCGCTCGGGTCTGCGCCACCCCACCGGTAGGGGACCCCGATGAAGCGTTTCGCGAGGTTGATCACCGCGGCCCGGATGCCGGTCGCCCCCTCGCCGGCCTCGCCGATGAGATCCAGCGGCCCACCGGGGATGCCCTGCGCCTCGGGCATCAGCATGTCCTGGACGGTCCACTGGGACCAGTCAATAGCCTCGTCGGCGGCCTGCGTGCCTAGCGCCTCCGGGTCGCCCTGCTGGTCGCCGGCGCCGGCCCGCTCTTCCAGGAGCTTGTCCATGGCGGACACCATGGGGCTATCTCCGCCCGGGGACGCCTCTAGCGTGCCCGGCTGGCCCATCGGGCTCGGCTGTTGGGGCTCCATCCCGATACCGAACTCCATCGGCGTCGAGGTGAAGCCGCCCAGGTCTGGGGCGACGTTCCCGATCTGGCTCAGTAGCTGGCGGGCCGACGACTCCCACTTGGCGTACGCTCGCGGGAATGCGGAGATCTGGACCTTCTGGGCCGCCTGCCACAGCTCCAGGTTGTTGCGGTTGCGGATCTGCGCCAACCGCTCGAAGAACTTTCTCGCCGCGTAGCGGGGGTCCATGATCTGTTGGGGTGTGCCCCAGCCCTGGCTGGGTCGCTGCTGGAACAGGCCCAGCGAGTCGCGGTCACCGTAGTTGAGGTTGCGGAGCCCGGACTCCTGGAGGGCGGTCATCAACGCGATGAGAATGTCTCTCGACGACATGCCCATCGCCCTGCCCACCTGGGCGATGATGCGGGCGTTCTGGATCTGCTCCGCAGACCAGCTACGCCCGCGGTTACTCGAAGGGTTGGCCATCTACCTCACCCCGTCGGTGAGGCGATCGCCTGAAGCAGGGCGTTGAAGTAGGTGGTGGCGGCCTGGAAGGCGCCGTACTCGTCCGATTCCATCGCCTCGTCAACCGCGGCCTGCTGAACCATGTTGCGGACCTCCTCCGCGGACGGGCCGATCTGGCGGGTGGTCCTCTCGGTTGGCACGTAGTCGCCCAGCTCTGGGTCCCACTCCTGGGTTGTCGTCGTTTCGGTCACCTGCGGGTTGGCAGAGACGATGGCGTTCGCCCGCGAGGCGAAGTCCTCGATCTCCTCCTGGGTGGGCGCCCTGCCCAGGTGCTCGGTGAGGGCGTTGGTGAGGATCGCCCGGGCGGTCTCCGGACCGATCTCCGTAATGTTGGTTTCGGTGACCGTCTGACTCCAACGCTGCCCCTTGGGCGGGCCTCCAGCCCCGGTTGGGGCCAGGCTTTCCAGAATATCGAAAACGGTGACCTTGGAACCCTGGCCGTTCGCCCAAGCATCCGCAGCCATATTGACTGCGGTGTACCAGATCTTTTGCAACTCCTCGAAGCTTTGGACTTGGAAGCCCTGCCGCTGGAGGAATTCCAGGATCTGGCTGCGAAAGTTTTCGTTGTAGATGAATGACCTGGCCCGGTCGATCGTGACTTCATGCGCCCGCAGGGTTTTCACCTTGAGCGGGGTGGGGGAGGGCATACCGTGAGCACGCTCCTCCCCGCCGGGCAGGTAGTGGGTGGTGACCTCGGTTCTGAGGTCAGGCATCCACACCCTTGGAACCCTGGCTTCCCGCTCGGCTCCGGAATTGTCAATAGTAATACCTGCCGCGGCGAAGGCAGCCTCGATATCACCCTGGCGGAGACGGTCTAGGACGCCACCGCCCCTCGGGGGGCTCTGAGGCCGTGGCGTCGGCGTAGGCTCATCCTCCTGCGCCACTAGTCGTCACCTCCTCTGCGAGAAGCGCGTCATCCAGCCAGGGGTCATACTCCAGGTAGCGGTAAAACCAGGAGTCCGCGAATGTAATGTCCCGCTCGACCAGCTCCCCGACCGCAAGCGTCCACAGTTTCCGCAGATCGGAATTGGACTTGGCCTGCATGGTCTTGTCGCCACCGGCCCTCCGCCGCTCCTCCAATTGCTGCTCGAACATGCGGCGGAGAGCCAGGTACTCCCGAAGCGTCACAATGTCGTTCCGCTCCGGGTAGTCCAGCCACCGCTTATCCTCAGCGATCTTGGCGATCTCCAACAGGTTCCGGTCGAAGCTCTCGCGGCCCGAGTCGTATTCCTCCCACCAATAAGGGTTCTGCTCCTTCAACTCTGCGATGACAGCAGCACGGAGCTGCACAAGAGCGGGCGACTCCCGGTAAGTCCTAAGCCCATGCTCCTCGGCATAGGCTTCGATGAGGTTCATGATCTGCCGGTAGTCGTGCCATCCGATGCGGGCGTAGTTCGCTTGCACCACCTCTTCGGTGCCGCGACGTTCACGCCACATGATGGAGCCGCCCTCGACGATGGGCTCCTCGTAGACGCGGGCCTGCGCGGAGGGGTTCCATTCGCCGATCTGACCCTCGGTGCCGACGATGCCCGCGGCGAACCGTGGATTGTAGCTGTTGATGATGTGCTGGTACTTCTCCTTGGCGGCGATCGCCTCAGGAGAGGTGACCAGTCCGGCGTTGTTTTTGCCGGTGCCGGATGCCATCAACATCAGGGCGTCGTGGTACTTCTCGCGGAACTGCTCGAAGACCCATTCCTCGCCCAGGCCGCGACGCTGCGCCTCGTCCTGAAGGTTATTGTAGGCGTCCTGGGCGAACTGGTACTTGGACTGGAAGTTCACCTGGAACGGGGAGCCGAGCAGCGACGCGATCTTCAGCCCGTAAAGGACATTGACCTTTTCGGCCGCCTCCTCCGGCGTCGGCTCGGGGCCAATCTGGCCGTTCAGATGCCACTCCGCCAGGTCGGTCATGTACATCCAGTTGACGTACCCGGCGTACTGGTGGTCGTTTTTGCCGAGGATCAGGCCAGCGGCACGCTGCGCCCACGGGGGCAGGAACGCAGCCTCAATGTAGCCCAACGCGCCACCCTCGATAGGACCGTAGGGGTCCATCCAGGAGACGTATTTGTCGATCCCTGGCTGCTGCTTGCGGTACCAAGAGAGCGGGATCGTCACCAGGGGGCCGACACCCGGCGACCACCAGGGACTGCCCGGAAACACCACGTTCATGGTGTCGAGGCTGATCGTCGCCCGGGAGTCCATGATCGTGAACACCCCACGGTCGGGGTCGCGTTCGGTGGGGCCACCAGCCCACGCCGGTAGCGCCAGGATCACCCTATCGGTGTCCGCGTAGTCGCGTCCCTTGACGAGGTTGCCATCCTCGTCGATGACGACGCCCGCCTTGGCTGGGAACATCCACAGCAAGTTTGCCCAGCCGAGCAGGCGCGGGTCGTCTTTGACGAGTCTCCACCACACGCTCAGCGCGTCCTGGTGGGCGGCGAGGAACGGGGAAGCCCACCGCAGAAGGTGTGCAGCATTCGACCGCTCAGAGGCGTCATACAGCGTCTCTTTCAGGTTTTTCAACGCGGCCTGGTGGGCGCGCTGCTTGATGTGGCCCTCCAGTTCCTCGATGAGAATCTTGTCGTCCAGCCCGAGGAGCTTCCGGTTCGGATCCTTAAGGAGGTAGTCAATCTCCTTGCGCACCGCCTCCCGGTAGGCGATCACATAGTGCGGGTGGCGTGCCAACTTCGTCTCCGGACCCGAGGAGATGTAATCAAGCCACGTTCCTATAGTGCGGGTCCACAAGTTTGGCGTCTTGCCCCGCCCAAGTGTCGCCTCAACGCTGGGGCCATGCACCATTGGGACAGGATTGCCCCTAACGGCCTTGTGGGCCTCGATGTCCCCGAGCGTCAACTCTCGATCACGGACGATGTTCCGCAGATCCTGCGTCGGCAGGTAGTAGTCAACTGTAGAGCGGACCCCGTTGACAAACCGCTCTATGTCACGCCGATGCTGCGGCGGGATGCTCCGCCAATGCGCCTGCCCCTCAGGGGTCAGGCGCAGCCAGCGAATCGCTTCCTCAGTGGTGGCGCCGCCGATCAGCCCAGGGAAGTTCCCACTGCCCATAATCAGCGGGTCATTGCGGAACTGGAAGTTGATAATCCGCTGCCACACCGCGGAGTGCTCGCGGTCCGATGGCAGATAGGTCTTCGGGTCGCTCCAGTTCATCAAGACCCGCCATTGTTCAACCGCGTCGCCGCGCTCCGCCATGCGGCGAAGTAGCTCGCCGCGGGCTTGTTCATCGCCTCGGCCACTCAGGTAGAGGCGCCAGTACATGCCGTTGGCCGCGGTTTGAGTCTTGCGGAACGCGCCTTCCGGCGAATCAAACGGACCCTCGAAGGTGCCACCACCGGGAACCTTGAATGGGTTGGCGCCAAGCTCCTTTTTAAGGCCAAGTTCCTCGATGATTTCGCTGGTCTTCGCCTTGCTAAGGCGCTCAACCTTCGCCTGCTGCTCCCTGAGGGAGCCGCGGGCGCGCTCTACCTCAACCTTAAGCTCTCTCTTCTTGCGCTTCGGCGCCTTGGCGTACTGCTCCTCAAGCACCTCCAGTTGGTCCCGCAGCAGCTCAAGCCGCATCCGCTCTTCGAAAATGTGCTCCGCGACGATACGGCCGTTCTTACCGCGGTTGGCAAGGTTCGAGACGAAGTTTCTGGTGCCCTCCAGCCACGCCAACAGAGCCGCCGAACGGAAGCTCGCGAATGACCGCAGGTTCGACTCCAGGATGCTCCGCATCGGGTACGAGGGGCGGAGCAGCGTGGTGAGCTTCCAGAATGAGCTGTAGCGGTCGAGCGTCTCAAAAACCAAATCCGACAGGCTCGCCCGGTATTTGGCGGTCCCGGCCACTGTGCCGTCGAGGACCTCCTTGAGCGTGGCACCCTGCTCCTGGAGTTGGCGGAGCAGTCCTCGAACCCGCGCAGCCTCCTTGTCCATCAGCCGCTTCAGTTCGGCCAAATCCGACATCGGTACGATGTTCGGCTGCTGGGTAGAGAGGATCGGCAGATGAACATACGCGCCGTCTGAGTACACCATGTCGGCGGTGGTGCCCATCGGGTCAAGCGGGTCCGGGCTCGGGGCGGCCGAGTAGATGCGCTCCCTAGAGCCGAAAAGCCGGCTACGCTCCTGCTGAAGCCGCTTAAACAGCTCAACCGCAAACTCCTGCGGGATGCCGTAGTTAGCGGCGATCCGCTTGAGCGCGTACTGCTCGGCCTTTTCCACGACGGCCATCCGCTCAATTGGCGTGCGGGCCTTCGTGTACCTGTTGAGGAACGCTCGGTGAGCCTCAGGGCTTATGTTGTCCTTGAAGAGGCGCCTCGCCAGCGTAAAGTAGGCGTCAAGCTCCCGGTAGGAGTCCGGCGCATCCAAGTGGATGAAGCCGTTCGCCCGCATGTTGAGCAGCGAGTCAACCTCGTCGCGGCCGTACCTGATCCACCGGACGGGAGTGCTCCACGGGGACGCCCTGTACTCGAACTCGACCGGGAACTTACGCTCGATCCGCTTGGCGCCTCGCCTGTTGATGGTCGGCACGGAGCCGCGAGCGACGCCAAAGACGTCCTTCTCCAGCACACTCCTGAAATCCGCTTCCCGCTGGACCTGCTCAAGACGCTGCTTCAGCATCCTGTAGCGCTGCCTGCGGACCTTGCGGACCAGGGGGTTGTCCTCGAAATTGCCGACAAGCGGGCGCAGCTTTTGGTCGAACAGGAGGAGCTGCGGGTCCTTCGACAGACCACGCTCGTACAAAAGCTCCGCCTTAGCGGCGTCGAAGTCGTCCTGGGCGGCGAGTAGCGCATCGGCAATCACTGGCCGACGCTCCCGCAACTCCGCCAAAGCCTTGGCGTCACCGAGAGCGGTGCGGAGTACAAGCTTCATTGTCTCGACCCGCACAGCGCCTTCGAACTGGTTAGCCTCAGCCAGCGCCCAGCCGAACGCTACCGGGTTCGACGACTTGGCAACCGCGTCCGATGCGAGGATGAAATCAAAAGGCCCCCAGCTCTTGGTCTCTTCTGACCAGAGTTTGCTAACCCGCTGGTAGATGTTTTCACCGCGGCTAAAGTTGTACCACAGGCGGCGAAGCCGGCCATCAGGCACGTCAGCGCCCTCAAGCTCGAATGCCGCGGCAATATCCTCGCCTGGCTGGATCGGGCGCACTCTGCGCAGCCTAACAAACCGGCCCGCCTTGGTGGCCATCATCAACGGGTCGAGATACCAGCGGGCCGCGAAGTCGAACGCACCAGAAGTGATGTTGTAGCCGGGGTGGCTCTCCCGCAGCCGACGGATCTCTTCCTCGGTCGGGGCAAACCGATTCTCGAAGTTCGCGGCGCCGGTTGCATGGAAAACGGCTGAGTCCTCACGCACCAGCGTGGAGCTGCCCAGCAGCTCGGTGAACGCCTGCCCAAGGGAGGTGTTCTCCGCGATCTCAGCGGCGTCCTCCCACGTCTGGGGATCGTAGAACAGCGTCCACTCAAGGACGCCACCAGGCTCGTGGCCGGCCTCGACGGCCCGTGCGCGGGCCAGGCGGGCAGCCACCATCGCCCGCCGCGGCTGGAAGGTCACCCAGTCGTACGCCGGCTCCAGAACCTCCTGGGTGGCCCACTCGGCTGGCGCGGTGGCCACCTTGGCCACAGCACCTGCTGCTGCGCCAGCGCCATGCATCACCGCGTTAACGGCGCGCACAATGGCGTTCCTGTCCTCGGGCAGGTCCTCGGCTGCCGCCATGTCCGCGGTGTCCCGGATGAGGCCGAGAGGCGCAAGCGGCCCGAGCGTGAGCGTACTCGTGGTGGTCTTGGCTACAGCGTCGAAAATCTCAGACCAGAAGCCCATTAGAGCCGTGCCTTTATCCGTCGAATCAGCGCTCGCGTCTCGGGGGATGCGTGGGGCCGGCTGGCCATGTGCTCCAGCAGCGGCAGGTACTTGACGATGGCGGCGATGTTCGCGTCCGGGTTCCCAAGCAGGCCAAGGATTTCGGAGCCGGGTCCTTCGCCAGCGTCGGCGCCGGCGGTGACCGGCTCGTCGGGGCGAGCCGAGTCGGCGGTGAATGGGATGAGCATCGACCGGTCCATCTGCGGGGCTTCCGGCTGCTGCCGCTCGGGCAGCGGAGCCCCAGCCTGGATGGACTCAAACTCTCGGCTCTCGCCGTACCTGGCGTTCGGGAGGCGGCGGATCGGCTGCCGGTCGCCAGGGCCGCCATCGGTGCGACGCGACAGCGAGCCAGGCCCGCTCACTGGCGCCGGGTTGCGGGGCGCCCTGTATCCGCCGCGCTCAGCCATCTAGCCGTCCTCCTCCTGGTGATCCGTCTGGGTCACAAACAAGTTCGCCGTGTTCACAGCCCGCATGGTGTCGAGATGCGTCTGAAGCATCCCGACGACCTCGTACGAGTTCACGCCGTCGTAGACGAACTCCGTGTTGACTTCGCCATCTGGCCCGATCGTCTTGACAGCGGCAACGAACCCGACGAGGCAGTGGTCTGGGTTGATGTAGTTGGCCAGGTCGAACGAGCCGACCTGGCCAGACTCGTCACTCATCACCGGGCGCCCCGGCCGGTGCCGCCGATCCCGCCGGGCCGGCTACCGAACAGCACCTGGCCCTTCGGGGTCTTCGTGGTGGCGACCTCCTTGGGCGCGCCCGAGGTGATCGGCTGCGCCTCGTGGGCGCTCGCCATGCCACCCTTCTGGCCGAAAGCCATGTCCCTTCTCCTTACGCCGCTGGAATCCTTCGGCTAACGTTCAGCGCCAAATTCGGCGCCCCTGATGGCGTGGTACCGACGAGAGCCATCAGGAGGTCTGCTGCCCCGCCCTGGCCGAACTGGGCCTGGCCGGGGGCGATACCCTCGGGAAGGCCTGTTTGCTCGTTGAAGATCTCCGACTCGGTGGCGGCGCCACCCGCAGCGGTGGCCTCTTCGCTGGGCTCGGGCGGCGGCGGGGCGAACACCTGCTGCACCGCCTCCTCGATCGACTTGCCTTCCTGGCGGAGCCGCATCACCTCAGCGATCTGGAGCACCGGCATCGCCGGGTCCATGCCCTGGGTGGCCATCATCGGGATCGCCTGGGCGTAGCCGGCCACCGCCTGGGTGAGCGCCATCCGCACAGACTCGATGTCGATCTGGCGCTTCTCTTCCTCGACGTTGATGTCAACCGGGAGGTGGCGCATCGCGGTGTCGTGGCTGATCACACCGGCGCCCAGCGACTGGAGGATGAACACCAGCGCCCGGTTCGGGTCCAGCCCCGCGGTCAGCCCGTAGGTGACCTCACAGTGGTAGTTGCCGCGAATGTCGCGGGCAGGGGTGTAGGTGACCTCGTAGGGGGCGCCGCTCAACCGGCCGCGGACCGTCTTGCGGACGTTGCCGAACAGCTTCTCGTCCATCTCCAGGACCATCGACATGACGTCCCGGAGACCAGCAGCCAGCATCAACTGGGCCGTCTGCACCACCGAGGAGAACGTGCCCATGAGGGCCTCAACACCCTGGCCGGTGATGATGCTGGCGTCGATGTTGCCGGAGCGGCCCTCCGGGTAGCGGAGGGCGAGCCGCTGCTCCAGCGCCAGGTTCTGAAGCTCGGCAAAAAGGCCCGCGGGGATTGCCAACTGGACCTTGGCGACACCGTTCGGATTCTCGGTGCGAATAACCGCCCCCGGCCCGAAAGGAACCTCCTGCACATCCAGCGGGGCCACGAGGGGCGCGTTGACGATCTCCTCGGTCGCCTGGACGATGAAGTTCTGGGTCACCGCTCGGGCGACCTGCACAGGGATGGCGTCGTCGAACTGGCCGCGGACCGTCTTGCCCAGCTTGGGCATCTCCACGACCCTGACGGGGCAGCGGCCAATCGGGTTCTCCACCCGATACAGGACGATCGCATCCTCTAGGGTGACCAGCATCTGCTGGTCGTCGTCGTACCAGTAGGCGACCTCGACCTCGTGGTCGCGGTTGTCGCCGTACGGGCGGAGGGCGTAGAGCTGGCCCGCCGCCTCCGGGAACTCCCGCGCCAGCTCGTCCAGGTTGCGGCAGAAGACCCGACAGTAGTAGAGGGTTCTGCGCCCCCAGCGGTCAAGCTGATAGTGGGCGCGGAAATTGTCGTCGGCGCGGATCTTCGGGGTCTTCTCCTCGAAGTCGGGCTCGACGATGAACGCGGTGAAGCCGTAGGTGATGAGCCGGTCGGCGGCCCCGTACATCTGGGCCTGGAGGTTGCTGGCCTCGACGTGACCGTTGATGATCTTCGTCAGCTTGTCGGCGAAACGCTTCGCCGCGTCGGAGGCCATGTTGGTGGGCCGCGACTCGAACGTCGGCAGCGGGCCAAGGTTCTCGCTGAAGTCCTTGGCGGCGATGTCGATCATGTTGCTGACGATCGGCTTCGGCCAATCCTCGGGGAACTTGCCGATCGCACAGGAGACGTCGTTCCAGCGGCCCTCGCGGACGGCCAGCACATCTTCCTGGGCGGCGTTCCGCTCAGCGTCGCGGGCGCGCATGTACTCCACGCGCTCCACAACCTGCTTAGGAGTCAGTGCCATTACCAAACCGTCCCGGAGATGTAGTCAGCCAGGTTGATAACTCGCTGCTTCGCCCGCTGGGCGGGGGTCAACCACTTGGAGCGTTGGAAGTGGGGGGCGCCCCGCTGCCCCGACTTCAACACCTCGCGGGCGCCGACCTCCGCGAACCACAGCGCCATCACCAAGTCGCAGGGGGTTCTCTTCGGGTCCAGCTCCGGCGACCAGGACTCAAGCTGGGCCACCAGGGTGCGCAGCGCCGTCTTATCAAGCCTGGGTAGCTCGATGATCGGCTCGACGATGCACTTGATCTCGCCGTCCTCGGTGCGGTCCCACGACCCGAACAGCGGCGCCATCGAGGCCACACCGAACTCCGCGTCCCACTTGTTGGTGCCCGTGTAGTGGGGTTTGAAGACGATCCCGTGACCAGCCAGCCAGGCCCGCAGCTCCGCGTCCTGGGTGAACATGGTCAGCAGGCCGGTCTTTTCGACCCGCCACTCGCGGATCGGATACTCGACCGACCAGCTCTTGATCAACTGCTTGAGCCGCAGCGGGGTCGGGGCTTTGATATTCGCCGCGTCCACCACGTAGCGTCTGCGGGTGCGCGGGTCGACCGCGTAGACGATGCCGGCGGCGTGGCCGGAGGTGGCGGGGTCCAGCGACCCGATCCAGTAGCAGCCGTCCGGCACCCGGTCGAGCCCGCCGTCCTTGCCCCAGCGGCGCCGGTTGTTGATGCTCGCGGCGACCGCGTAGTGGGGAAAGGTGGCGTCCTCATCCACCTCGGTCTGCTGAAACACCAAGGCAAACCGGCGGGGATCCCAGCCGTCCCGCATGCGGGCCAGGTGCACGCCATCCCACCGCGGGTAATAGCCGTCGCCGTAGCCCTCGCGACACTCTGGCGTCCCGCAGTCACAGTCCTCGCCCCACGAGTCGAGCGCCTTCGGCCACAGAGTCACCCAGTCCTTGGGTTCGCCGACCTCCTCCAGGATCGCCGGCTGGGACAGATAGGTCCACGGGGACTTGCCCGAGGCGTAGTGCTCCCCGTTGCGAAGCTCCCGGTAAAGGTCGATCGGGTTGACGCGGGTGCCGATGACCAGGATCACCCCGCCCGGCCCGAGCCGAGACTCGACCTCCTGCGTCAACCACAGCCGCTGCTTCTCGTGCTGGCTGGAGTTCTCCAGGTCAACGCAGTCATCAAGGATGATCAGGTCAGCCCGGGTGCCGTAGATCTGCTTCCCGATACCAGCGGCCTGGACCGTCGGGTCCTTCTCGATCCCGTCCCGGTCCATGATGTCCAGGAAGATCTGGTCCTGGGTCCACGACTCCGCCGTAGCCTTGAACCCGCCCTCGGGGGCGAAATGCTCGATTAGCTTCGCGTACCGCGGGTGGGTGAGCCGCATCTTGATGGCGCCCAGGAACTGGGACGCCAGCGTCGCGGTCTTCGAGACGATACGGATGCGGACGCTCGGGTCACAGCAGATCCGGTACGTCGCGTAGTCCACGGTGAGCGTGATGCTCTTGCCGTGATAGGGCGGGGTGTTGACGATGATCCGGTTCCTGCGTCCCGGCTCGTAGATCTGAGCCGGGTGCAGGTCCCGCGGCTCCCGGCCCTCCAGCAGATCCACCCACTGCTGCTGGTGCCAGGGAACCTCCTGGCCAAGGTATTCCTTGCGCCAGGCGGCAAAGCCCATCTCCCGAGCCCGGCGACGGTAGCCCTCCCGGGAAGAGTCATCGACCTTCCGGGTCTGCATCGCCAGGTCGACCCTGGCTTTAAAATCCGGGTCCGTCCGGCGCCAATACTCGTAGGTCTTGACCGACCTGCCAACCTTGTCCATCGCGGCCTGGACCGTCAGCCCAGCCTCGATGAACTCGATCGTCCGCGCCTTCGCGGTCCGGACGTCATACCGGACGCCGGTCGTCCTACGCTGCCCACCGCGGGACCTCGCAGAGTAGACCTTGCCGGTGCTCAACGACCAAACTCCAGGGAGAACAACATGGGGAAAATTAGGGGGGTGGGTGAGGGGGCGCCTAGCACACCGCAGAAAAGGGGCCAGAATCAGCGCCAGCGAGAACCGCAGAAACCCCACCCAACGCGAATCTTTGTTGGTTCCCCCCTACGCTCGCTCCCGCTAGG